TCGGTTATGAGCGTGATTCAGCATGGCACAGACGAAGCGGCGTGGCTTTAGGAAAAAACTGTAATGTTATTTTGGCGTTATACCGTGAAGCGTATTTAGTTACGCAGAGGAATTAATTATTTTCAGGATCAATGCCGTGTACCAGGGGCGTGCATATCCCTATTACTGGTGGCTTTTGGCCATGAGTAAAGTTAATTAACTCACTGAGCTTCGCAAAATATATTTTGACTCTCCCCGCTTGTTGGGGAGAGTTCGCATAACAGTTTCACGTTGTCGCTCCTGGAATAGCCTGAAAAAGGCCCGCCAAAGCGTCGGGAGGTGTAAATATCGCGTTTTTGTCCCTGAGGGTCGATTGTTGTCAGTGTCCAGCTACTCAGGCGATCTTGCGGTCCGATGGGTATAAAAACATGCCAGTCTCCCTGCGGTACGAAAGAAAAATACCCGTTATTATCCGTTTGTGTCGTGGCTATTTGTCGGTCGAATTCCACTAACGAAACGGTTACCCGGGGCAGCGGTTTTCCTGCGTTATTCATTGTGCCCTCAATACGAGGGGAGGGATAATCATGGTAAACGCAGCCGCTGAGCAAAAACGTGAGAGCCACGATAGCCTGGCTTGCGATGCGGTTTGAGGACGCTGTCATGGGTGCGAATCCTTTTGCGTTCAGGTGTTTTTTGGTGGCGTGAATGCAGTATACGCGGGTGGCGTAATTTCGGAACTGTAGATTCTGTTAAGGATGTTGATTTACTGAGTTTTTCCAGACTTATGCCTGGATAAATTGAGCGTGTGAATAGACACTGGCACCTCCAGGAGAATGTAGCTTTACGAGCTACATAATAAGAGGTCTTGTCGTTGCCTTTACAATGTTAACGTACTGACGTTGCGCTTTGCAGAAAGTCGCATCAACGAACTTTCTCTGGCGTAGGAGTGGCCGAAATCGTCATGTATTTTTTCAGGCCAGCCTCTCGTTTTACACCTTGGGCTCTGAACCAAAAGGAAGCCTTAAGCGCGGGGAGTCGACGTTGTTCACTGTCCAGAGAAAATTACCAATGAATCTAAAGTTGATACTAGCTACTGTAACGGATAATACCTCAAAACTTCCCGTAGAATACTCATTACCCAAACGGACGATTTCTTTAACGCCATCCTTAACATCGATAAGAGCAATTGTCAGTGACTCCTCGAAAATAATGTCATCCGTTAAAAAAAGATATAGCGATAATCATTAACCTGAACAGCTGCTTCCAGTATTTGCCCTGGTGCAATAATGTCTGTGCTATTGCCATTGATCACTACGTTAGGCTGCGCCTGGGATAAATCTGTCGCTTCCTGACCCTTTACCAGAGATATTGAATTAACCTGTTGCATAATCAATTCCACACACTACCCATCTCCGATACTGCAAGAGCACCGCTGACAAAACCACCAATAAGTACACAAACAGGTGCATCTGGCCTACACATCAATCCCGCCATTACGCAGCCTGCGGCGTTTATCGCTATTTGCCGCCCCAATTCTGAGACCTTATTCTCAGCGGTATAAATTTCGTAAACAGAAATTGCAATCGAGGGTACGACGAGCTCTTTTCCTAAACGCGAGAGCTGCATCAATTTCTCTGGATTAAGCTGGTTGCCCTCGGACAACGACAGACACAAAAAAGCCCGCATGGCTTGCGCCGTGCGGGCTCTTAGGACTTCATCGGATGACTCTGGTAATCACCGATGGAGAATTTTGGTGGAGCTGGCGGGAGTTGAACCCGCATCTGAAACGTTATATCTTGTTGATATATAAGATTTTTATTTACATGATGAATCGTGCGTACGCCATACGTATTCTAATCAGATGTAATGCAGAGTACATATTAATTTTTTCTTGAGTAAACTTGCCGAAGTGAAGAACACGTTTCACGTATTCTCCTAATCTGAAAGTCGTTTGGCGGCAATGGCCTGTTTTTTACATTGCTATCATCAGTAAGAGCCTGCCTTAAATCCTTAAACAATTTTGGCTGATATGGAATACTCCCACAGCTTTTTATTTCCTTTGCTAAAGTAGTCAGGCTTTTAATTTCCCTGACCATTTTTGCGAAAGCTAGAGCCTCATTGTTAGTGTTCTTTTCAGCCCAGAAATATAGACCAAAATCCTCTAGTGATTCTAATTTTTCGCGAAACTCACCGATCCACTCATTATGATTAATATCTTTCGTTTTATTTTTATCTTGGAAAATCTGGTAACGGGCTATAGCAAATGCAATTACCCATCCAATTAATACAAGTACCCAAGTAACATATTGGTTTTCATCGTGAAAGAGCGTCCCTATTTTGCAAAAAGGATCATCTGTCCAACTGCATGTTAAATTATTTACAGTTGGTTTAATCATCAGACCCTCCCTGTTCGGCTACTGCATCCTCTATATATTCATTAATTTCATCGATAAGTTCAGGCTCTTCATTTGAAATAAAAGATATTGCCCTTACAATTTTAGGATCATAACCTTTTCGGATTAATCCGCCAAAACACTCTTCTAGAAAGGATGATCCATAACCTTCCGTGCCATCCAAATTGATGGTCAAATTAGGCGATTTTTCAAGCTCCTTCACTACCCATTCGCGAAACTCTTCGCCAGAAGCAGGCCCTAGCCTTTTGAACCGTGGGCCTGGGCATGGGTATCTGTCAGCAACTCGGATTGTGTTCATCTGAAGTAGTCTCCATCTCACATGGGAAGGTCCATTCAATTATAGTACCATTAACTGAGGTTTTATGGTCACTCAAAACTTCTTTAATTTTACCTGTTTTACCATTATATACGTATCTTCCTTTATTAGAAAAAATACCCATATAACCTGAACCAATTGAATCAATTACAGATTTTATATCGTTCAGTCCTTTCCCTCTATTTTTTTGAAGTGTCCTGGTTTCTTGTAACATTGTTGATGCTTTTATTAATGCTGAATCTCTTACGTTCGTTAAAGAGAATCCAAGTGAACTGATTAAGTCTTTTAATGTTTTGTATCCTTGAGTCTTAGGTAGAGTTTTGGGTATTCCTACCCCTTTATCACATATAACAATGACAATTTCTTTATTGTTTATTCCTGCAAACGTCCACCATTTAGCTGTTCCTTCTTCTTCATCATGATCTGTATCATCAATGTAAGCATGCTCGACAGAGTTTGACATTGCTTCAGTAAAGCCACGATATAATTTTCTAGACGCGGATTTTTCAATTTCTTTTTTTATGTCAATCATCATTTCTTTAGCGAGCATCGGTTCTGAACATATTCCTGATGTATATTTCCAGAAGCTTACGTCATCAAAATCTTTCGTGGTGCGTTTTGTTTTTCGTACTATGTCATAAAACCCAACTTGACTTAAAATACTTTCTATTTTTTCATCTTTAGGATGCGAAAAATTGACTGCGTTAGCACCAAATTTACTTTTTGTAATCAATACATCTATCTCAGCTAAGAAAGATAGCATTGCAGCAGCACTAATAAATTTAGTCTCTGAAAAATCTATAAAGATTTTTCTGTCTGATAAAAGACAATCTCGGATTTCGTTCAGGAATTTATTAGTTAGTTCGTAATCGGAACGTTTATAATAATTTATATTGCGGGGCGCGGTAAAAAGAACACGTTTATTACTCTTTCTCCTGTTGATTATATTTTTTTTAAAACCTGATTTAATAAGCTTTAACTTTTCTCTGTTCAGTTCAACGGCTTTCCAATTGGAACTGATAGAGGCGTTCTTGATTGTTTTTTTTGCTTTAAATATTAAATTGCGAATATGTTTCTTATTTCTTTTCTGAATCATTATTATTTTTCCCTAAGATACATAGCTATGCTAGAGTCATAGGTAAGGTTAGTGGATTTGCATCTTAACAGTCAATACCTTGTATCTTTATGTTTTTTATGTGATTTCAAGTTGCTAAAGTTTTACTGAGAAAAGCGTGAAAACCCCAGTAGAGTCAGAGATAGTCACGCTTTCCGTATCACTAAGCCGTATTTGAATCAACAGCAGTATGACCATCATAAGCAGACAAGTATGAACCATAGTGGCGGAAAAGCATTTCTGGTCCTTTGTGCCCCATCTGTCCCGCTAACCAAAATAAGTTTACTCCTTGGCTAATGTGACGAGTTGCGAATGTATGCCTTGTTTGATATGGATTACGGTACCTAATACCTGCTTTACGCAGTGTCGGCACCCAAGCTTTTTTTCTAATCGCGTCAGCACTGGCCCACGGTTTGTTCGTCTTAGGGTCTTCAAAGACAGTAGCGTCTTTCATGAAGGTGAACGTTTTTTGATTTATCAGAGCAAACATTGCTTGGTCTGTCAGTTCAACTTTTCTTGTACCTGCTTTTGTCTTGGTCCCTTTGATCACACCAACAACACTGGCACTTTTAACATGAGCGGTCTTTCCAACGAAGTCGATATCACGCCAACGAAGAGCACACAACTCAGAGCTACGCAGCCCGGTTTGGATAGCGAACCGGAAAAGATTCTCCCATTGCTTATTTCCAGCGGCTGAGAGCAATGCGTCAACTTCTGCTGGCGACAATGGGTCTACCACATAACTACTTTCTGCTTCTGATTTATCACTTTGGTACCTTGAAGCAGTTACCAGTGATACTGGGTTTATCTGAAGCACACCATCTGTCACTGCCTCATCCAGTGCAGAACGCAGGAACGAAAGTTGGTTTCGGATGGTCTTCAATGTCGTTTTCTGGCTCTGGATCCATGTTTTCAATGCTGCTGGGGTTAACTCACTTGCGGGAAACATATGAAGTGAAGACAAAGCACTTCGGCATTTTTTGTACCCGCCAATTGTCGAAGGTGATAGCTTTCTCGTTTCGCAGATCACCAGATACTCGTCCAGGTATATCTTCACCGTTTTGCCTGCGGCAGCGTTGCCGAAAATTTTCAAGCGGGTTGAACGGGGGAAGTATTCCGCATAGACAAACGTCCCCCTTTCGATCTTGTTATAGATTTCGCCGAGTGTGCGCTTGGCGTATTTGATATTTTTGGGGGTTACGTCCAAATTAGAAAGAGGCTCACGGCATTTAACCCCTTTATAAGTGAAGGTAATATTGATGGTTTCACCATTACGATGTTTCCTGATGGTTACGCCGCGCGGGAGTTTAGGCGATTCTGTCGTGCCCATTTTGCAACCTCACTAAGATCAATCCATCTTTCCTTAACACCTTCGACCTTTAGCACTTGAACCCCTTCACGCCACACACCGCGCTGTATGCGCTTATTAATGGCATCAGGGGTTTCGCCAGTCTCTTTGCAATAAGTTGAGATGGGAACACAATCGAGGCTCAGCATATACTTCTCCATTAACCCGGCTGCACCCGAGTAATTAAAATTTGTCGCTGGTGGTAGGGGTCAGTTTCTGCCAAATTGCTGACACATATTTTGCCTGGTGTCGCGCATCAGCTAGGGCATTGTGCACATCGCCAATAAAAGGCATGTCACGCTTCGGATCGAAACCGACAATGCGACCGAGCGTAACAATAGTGCGTACATCGTGATCGTTCCAAAAGGCCCAAGGGCAAATGCGGCCGGCGCGTTCGTAAGCTCCACGCAGAATCACATTGTCAAAGGTGGCACCGTTACCCCATACCTTCATGTATTTTGGATTATCTGCGTGCCGGTGAATGAAATGGCTCAGTTCCGACAGTGCATCAGTGATAGGCAGCGCATCATCAACACAAATAGCTGAGCGCGCTTCCGAGCTTTGTTTGAGCCACCAAAGAATAGTATCTCCGTCCGGTACCGCACCCTGATCCATTGCGCTTTCAAGCGAGACGGCCGTATAGAATTCTTGGCCAAGTTCACCTGTATGAGGGTTAAAAAAGACGGCACCAATTGAGACGATCGGCGCGTTTGGCTTTTTTCCCATTGATTCGAGGTCAATCATTAAGTCGTTCAATTTCTTTCTCCATTGTTACATCTTGGCTTTTGATTCACTGGGGGCTGTAGCGCGAGTCGGCGTTGTCGCTGATGTGGCAATAATGAGCCCCGTCAGGACGAGTACAAATTGTCCCGCACCTATCACATGCCAATATGGCTTCCAGCTCCGCGATCCGCTCCTCTGCTTTTGACAACTGCTCGAGAAGTTCTTCTGCTAACGTCACGCGCATCACGACTTTCTGACAGTCGTGGCGTTTGGCTCTGGCGATTGTGCCGCGCAGAGTCGCATATTTGTTGGTGGTCATTGGACGGACTCCTGACGAAGATGGTTAATTTCGGCGTCAAGGCTCATTCGCTGGTCCATCGATTCCGTCAAGGCTGCAAATGTAACGTCCAGGCGAGTGGCTACCTCACGCATCAGAGAGGCTTCTGCTGGTGGCAGTTTCCCCGCCGCAGCATGGGCTGCGGCAACAAGTTCTTTTATCTTCATGCGAGGCATGCGCGTGATTCCGTAAGCTCATTGAAACGGTTAATGAACAAGCCATATGCCTGGCCTGGGCGAAGAGGAACGATCTGGATAATGTCGCTGGCCGGAATACCTTCGAGGCAAGGCCAGAGTGAGCCGTCGTCGATATCCAGATCGCGGCGTTCCGTGGCAAGCATCACCAGATCGGCGTATTTCACTACCGCTGACATATCAGGGGTGATGCTGAATTTGGCCCGGATCAGCTGTTCTACCCGCTCTTCAATGCGACGGTAATCTGGAAGCAATGCTTTCAGGGGGGCAGGGATGTCCTGGCAATAGGCTTCAGCTGCGTCATGCATCAGGGCTTCAAAGGCAAACTCTGGCGGCACAATTTGGCTGCACAGTACTGAGTGCTGGGCCACGCTGTAAAATTCAGGCAGATGACCACTGAAGCGGCAGATGTGGGAAAGTGCGGTCGCAATATCCTCGATCTCTACGTCGTCGGTGGTTGAATTGAGGTAATCGAATTTCTTACCTGAAAGTGTCTGGATATAACTCATCGTATTTTCTTCTCCATATTTGGCAGCTGCACCTGCGCCAGTTTTTGGTTGTACGAATCCCTCGCCATTGGCGATTAATAAAGGGAATTACGCTTCAATAAATCCCCGCGGCGCCGGGGATTTAATGCAGAGAAATTACGCTTTAAAGTTACCGATAAAGGTTTCAACCGGCTTGTCGGTGAACTTCTCGATCAGCAGGTCACGGAACTCGTTGGCGATAGCTTCTTCCTGGGCTTCCAGTTGAACGATGCGGAGTACAAACACCGGTTCCCCGCTTTTAAGCAGGCTGTTACGCAGGCTAAAGCGGCGTTCTCCCAGGCCTTCATATGGCACGCATTTGAACTCGAAGGCGACAGGCATCACGTCTTTACTGCTGGCTTCAACGCTCTGCATCAGGGACTTTCTGCCGCCAAAATCTTCGTCTTCATGAGCTGCTTCCGAGACTTGTTTGATATTGACGCGACGAACGGCACCAGCTGCCTGCGCGATGGACAACACATTCCCGTCGGCATCAAATGCGCTCAGGAAGTCGGCCCAGTCCTCCAGCCATTCAGCAATTTCCTTCTGGCCCAGTCGATCGCCATTTACCTGAAGTAGGGCTCGGAATGGCGCTGTCTTTTTGAGGGTGATAGATGCGACGTTATCAGCATGGCCAGGGTTAGCCAGAGTACCTATATTGAACACGGAGCGTGCGGTCATGTTGTCAGCATCGATAAAGCATCGCGCTGGTTCAGCTTCGTTGGCATAGCCAGCTGCATAACGCACAAAGTCAGGAATGCTGGTTGTGGTCATGGCACCGCGAAAACGAAAACGCTCCAGATCGAAACGCTCAAGGCTTTCTACGTTTACGCCATCAGGGAGCAGGGCAGTAGGGCATGCTGTTTCTTTAACTGCAGTAAGGTGATAACCGGAAAGAACAAGGTCTTTCACCTGCTGCAGGGCATTGCCGTCTAAAATCTGGGACATAAAATTTCCTTAATATGTTGTCAAAGGGATGTCAGTGATTTGTCTGCTGCGGATCACTGTGCCGCTTTAAGCTTTCCGTCAACGCCGCCGTTGATCCCGAACAGCTGCCCCTGATCTTCCTGCAGGATGGTCAGCTTGCCGCCTTTGTTAACCCACATTGGTGTTTCGGTGGTGTCTTCTTCGGAGGCTTTACCGCGCGGGGTTGGGGTGACGTAGTTCAGCTTGTGCTTGATCTTGACGCGCTTCTCTTCGACGGAGTTACCCATACGCTCAATATCAAAGGTGAGGACTACTTTGCCTTTGGTACCGTTGTTCAGAACGCCAAGCGCGGTAGTGTTTAAAGCTGCCGCGATCTTGTTCATGAACACGCCGGCATCCAGTTCGCCCAGGAAATCGGGCACTACGGTCATGCGGTCATTACTCATGGTTTAACCCTCTGTGAGGCGGCTGCCACCGCCAGTGGAACTTCTCCATACACAACAGAAAAGGGCACCTGCGCTTCGGCTATGGGTAGGAGGTCCATTTCCATAGCGCCCGGGTGGATTGGGGAATGAGCCCGTCGCCCGGTGATGCCCTTGTCTCTTGTGTAAAAAAGGTGCCCACCGATGTGATGGGCAAAGACTACACACAGCAATGATTTTGTTGTGGCGGTGGTGCCTCCACCTGCCGGACCGGCCAGAACCGGCGACGCTACACCACAAGAAACGTATTCATTTCAAATGTTGAAATAAAAACTTGTTGGCCTCGTCACGTGCGCAGAGCCGCATTACCACAACGGTGAGAGCACTGTTTACCTGCTTTACCGCGTCGCGTCTCACGCAGTCCGATAATCAGCAATGCTCTCGCCTGTTGTGCCCTTAAAAAGCTGGCTGTCACCCTCAAGGGGAAAGTGAGCAGCCAGAACAGGGATCACTTCTTATTGCTTTGGCCTGCTTTTAACCACATCAGGCGCGGTGCTAAGCCATTTGCGAATCATCCGGTCATTCATACGCCACCGGCGGCTACTTCGTGGGCTTCCTGCCTGTTCGCTGTTGATGAAAATGAAGATAAAAGATAATTGCGAAATGCGCAAGAAATAAAATGCGTAAAACGCAATTGAAAGGGCGTAAAAAAACCGCCGTGTAGGCGGTTATTTGTTCTTAGGGGATGTTATCCGTGCCGTTTAACTGACTGCGACTGGCTGATCATTACCTTGCCGAAAACGTAAAATCTGTCTTCATTGGATTTATCCACTGACCACTCCCGATATTTAGGGTTATCAGAAATGACAAGAATTTTATCGGGGATCATCTGTAATCTTTTGACGTAAATTTTATCATCAAAACCAAAGACATAAATCCCATCACCATCAAACTCATTGATCGAAATATCTACGAATATCAAATCACCTGGTTCAATGGTATCAGCCATGCTGTCGCCACGAACGTTTATCACTTTGACAGTATCAGGTGTTCTCCCACCAAATAATGCGGCAGCTCTTTCGTTGTTGTACTCAATGGACCTGATGACATCGATAACATCACTACCTTGTATATGGCCCATGCCAGCACTGGCGCTGACATCGAGCAACTCGACTCTAAACACAGGGTCACCCTCTCCATAAGCTGGATTTTTACCACTGGATTTACATACAGTAGTTTCGTTTGGAGACGGTGTAAAGAGCTCTGCCACGCTAACACCAAGTGCCGTAGCATATTTGCTAAGCGATTGTTCAGTAAATGACTTTTGTTTTCCTGTCTCTACACGTGAGACGTTCGCACCGTCAATACCTACAGCTTCAGCAAGATCTGAAATTTTCATGCCCTTTTCGAGGCGTAATTCTCTAATGCGGTTTCCTATGTTCATGCGTCCATTACAGGTTGTTTTTGCGTGATATGCAAAGCAACTTGCGCAAGTCGTAACTACACATTAATATGCGTAATACGCAATTAAAGGGGGCTTTATGCAATCACCGTTAAGAAATTTGCGAAAATCGCAAGGTTTTACTCTCTCTCATGTGGCAAACGTGGTGGACATTGATCCAGCCAACCTAAGCCGAATTGAAAGGGGCCAACAAATCGCATCACTCGATGTAGCTGAAAGGCTTGTGAAGTTTTATTCGGGCCAAATTGATGAGCTCCAAATCTTGTACCCGCACCGTTATACGCAGGCTACAGAAACCGGGGCAGCATCGGTACCACAGGAAAAAGGGGAAAGCCGTGGGTAATGAACCGGAATGGAAAGTTGATAAGCAGCCAGCCTGGCTGGTGGCCGCAATCAAAAAAACGATTACCGAGTTACCTGGCGGATATTCAGAAGCTGCTGAGTGGTTGGGTGTAACCGAGAACGCGCTGTTTAACCGGCTGCGTACCGATGGCGATCAGATCTTCCCGCTCGGTTGGGCGATGGTGCTTCAACGTGCTGGTGGTTCAAACCACATAGCGAACGCTATTGCACGTCACTCGAACGGTGTTTTCGTGCCATTGGCTGACGTTGAAGAAATAGAGAACGGTGATATCAACCAGCGTCTTATGGAGTCAGTGGAATGGATCGGCAGGCATTCGCAATACGTTCGTAAAGCTACCGCTGATGGCGTTATTGATGCTCAAGAACGCGCCCAGATTGAAGAGAACAGCTATCAGGTGATGGCTAAGTGGCAGGAACATTTGACGCTGCTTTTCCGTGTGTTTTGTGCGCCGGAAAAGAGTGACGCCCGCGAGTGTGCAGCTCCGGGCGTCGTGGCAGACAAATCTTGTATGGAGAAGTAATCCGCATGACCAGTTTAACGGCTTTTAACCGTTTGCCGCAACTCAGGATGATCCCGGTACCGGGCGCTCCGTTGTTTCGGTATGAACGCAGAATAGCAAACCGCTGGGTGCCATGTAACCACAGTCGGGCGGTCGCAATTGTGGGGGTTTACTACAGGAAGGCGAAACGCTTATGCGCGAAGTTAACCGAAGGTTCAAAGACCACAGAGGGATCCCCGTTCGGGTTATCAGGTGGGAGCCAGAGACTCAACGAGTTATCTACCTGCGGGATGGTTATAACCACGAATGTTTCAGCCCGCTCGAACAATTCAAGCGCAAGTTTACAGAGTTAAAGGACGACCATGAGCACTAAATTAACGGGTTACGTTTGGGACGCTTGTGCCGCTTCTGGCATGAAGCTGTCCAGCGTTGCCATCATGGCGCGTCTGGCAGACTTCAGCAGTGATGAAGGGGTTAGCTGGCCCTCTATTGCTACCATCGCGCGCCAGATTGGTGCCGGTGAGAGCACGGTTCGCACTGCCATATCTCAACTGGAAAAAGACGGTTGGTTAACCCGCCAGCAGCGCCGTAAAGGCAACCGCAATGCATCGAACGTTTACCAGCTCAATGTAGCGAAATTGCAGGCTGCTGCCTTTTCTCACCTGTCAGATTCTGACGCATCAAAATCTGATGCCTCAAAAACCGACGCGTCAAAATCTGAGGCATCAAAAAACGATGAAAAAGGCAGTTTTCACCCGTCAGAATCTGGGGGGGATCCGTCAGTAAATTCAACTACTGATCCATCAGTTAAAAAAACTTCTTGTCCGGTTGCGTCGCAACCAGACCCTGAAGTGATGATCACCGATAACGCCATTCTGGTTCTGAATCATCTGAACCTGGTTAGTGGCTCACGATACCAAAAATCAAAAACTTCTCTGGAAAACATCCGTGCTCGTCTGCGTGATGGTTACACCGTTAGCGACTTACAGCTGGTGATCGACCTTAAGCATGAGCACTGGAACGGCAATGAAGTGCAGTACCAGTACATGCGTCCTGAAACGCTCTTCGGTCCGAAAAAATTTGAAGGTTATCTGCAAAGCGGGATCCGCTGGGAAAAGAAGGGGCGGCCACCGCGTGACAGCTGGGGTGAAAAGAAACATGACCCGATGAAGTTCGGTCCGGTTGATAGCAAGATTCCAGAGGGGTTCAGAGGATGATGGAAAATAAATACTGTCGTGCACTGGCTGAACTCCGTTCAAAACCAGCACATGAGTTGAAAGAGGTCGGTGATCAATGGCGCACTCCGGATCTGTTGTTTTGGGGGATCAATGCGATGTTCGGCCCTCTGGTGTTGGACCTTTTCGCCGACGACAGCAACGCGAAGTGCCCAGCATGGTACACAGCTGAAGATAATGCTCTGACACAGGATTGGTCAGAGCGTCTGGCAGAACTCGGCGGTGCTGGGTTTGGCAACCCGCCTTACAGCCGGTCTCAGTACCACGACAAGCAGGCCGTCACCGGAATGACCCACATCATTAACCATGCTATGGCAATGCGAGAAAAGGGTGGTCGGTACGTTTTTCTCATTAAGTCTGCGACGAGTGAGACGTGGTGGCCAGAAGAAGCAGATCACGTCACATTCATCCGTGGCCGAATTGGTTTCGATCTTCCTGCATGGTTCGTGCCGAAAGACGCAAAGCAGCAGCCCACCAGCGCATTTTTTGCTGGCGCTATCGTTGTCTTCGACAAAACATGGCGGGGCGAACGTTTCAGTTACATCAACCGCACCGACCTGGAGGCCAAAGGCCGTGCTTCGATGTCGCTGGCCCAGTTTGCAGTGGGAAGAACGCAAACTGATGCGGCGCCGGAGCTGGACGCTGAGGTAGTGCCGGAGAAATCAGAGGCAGAACTGCCATTAACCCAAAAAGTCATTCTGGAAACCAGTGGTGTAGAGGCTTGGGCCTGTGTTGTCGCGGCGTTCGGCGAGAAAGATGAGTACACCTTCAGCGAGTCAAAGTTTGGTCATACCTGGGCTGCCGACTCTCTGGAAAACCCTGAATTTACCAATGTTTCACCGCTGACGATCGACAGAGCGAAAAAGCTGATCAGCGAGAGCATCTTGGTGGGTGTTAATGCATGGCTGGAAACATTGCCCTTTGATAGCGATGACGTGAAAAAAGACATGTCAGAGCGGCTTCGCACGGTTGCCGTTGAATCTGCGAAAGAATACGGCATCAACCACAGTGAATTCATCGCGACCATGGAAAGCCTGGATAAAGCCAAATGGTCAAATATTCGGGGGATCCGCGCCCATGTCCGTGAGACGCAGGAATCAAAGGACAAGGCGTTAAACGAATCGCGTGTTTGGCCTCTTGAGGTTGGACTGGTGTTTAACCAGATTGAAGGGGCTGACGCTCTACCTGTTTCACAACAGAACAAGCTGAAAGCCAATATCAACCAGCTTTGGCTCGAACGTATGCCGACCAGTGAAATTATCACGACCGCTGGTGGTCTCTTCAACAGCATGCAAGGGGCCGTGAATGCGTGAATTTATCGTTGATAACTTTCTGGTGGCGCTGGTAAAGGCAAATTTTCCTGAATTATGTGCAAATCAAAAGGCGGGTGCAGCCGCCTGATATGGAGAAATAGCATGAATCAGTTAACCGCAAAGGGTGTTGTGACAATGTCCAGCCGTGAAATTGCCAGGCTGGTGCAGAGCAAACATGGTGATGTGAAGCGCTCAGCTGAGCGCCTTGCATCTGCTGGTATTTTAACCGCGCCGTTGGCGCACACCCCCTACACACACCCGCAAAACGGGCAAACCTACGAGGAGTATTTGTTCAACAAACGTGATTCTCTGGTGATCGTCGCCAGGCTGTCGCCAGAATTTACCGCCGCTGTTGTCGATCGCTGGCAAGAGCTGGAGAACAGTCAGGCCGTAAGTGTCCCGCAAACATTGCCGGAGGCATTACGTCTCGCCGCGGATCTGGCAGAGCAGAAAGAACAACTCAGCCAGCAGTTAGCCGCTGCCGCGCCGAAAGTTGAGTTTGTCGATCGGTATTGTACTGCTAAAGGCTCAATGTCTTTCCGCCAGGTGGCAAAGCTGTTGCAGGCCAAAGAGACCGATTTCCGCTTGTTCCTCATTGAGAGCGGTATTTTGTACCGGCTTAGTGGAGTGCTGACACCGCGGCACCAGCACATTGCTGCCGGGCGGTTTGAAGTGAAAACTGGCACTACGAGCGAAACAAACTACGCCTTTAGCCAGGCACGTTTTACACCCAAAGGCATCGAGTGGATCGGCGGCCTGTGGACGGCACACATCGCTAAGGGGCATGCCGCGTGAGAGGACTGTTTACAGCCGAGACTGTTCCGCGCCTGGGGCTTGTGGTGTTAAAGCCGGGTAGCGAACTGATGTCTCTGTTTCAACAGGGGCGTGTGCTGGTGGAGCCTCAGCCAAAAAGCATGGCTGGGCTTCCGTCAGGGCTCGTCCCTGATGCCAGGCAGCCGCTGGCAGAAGATAAGTCCCTCGAGGAATTCTTCACCGACGAGAGAGTTATCCGTGCAGCAGGCGGTTTGTCCGGGTTGGAATCCTGGTTAGAGCGTAACGTGAAGGAATGCCAGTACCCGCACACTGATTATCACCATCCTGAGCTGGTAACAATGCGACATCCCCCTGGATCAATGTTGCTCTGTTGGCATTGCGATAACCAGCTGCGCGAGCAAACCACCGCGGCGCTGGCAGAACTGGCCCGCCGTAATCTCATTAGCTGGCTGATCAGTTCCATCCTGTCCTCGCTTGGCTACAACAACGAGCGTGAACTATCCCTCGGTGAATTGTGCTGGTGGGCCGTTTACTCAGGCATTGCTGATGCAATCACGGAAAGGATGGCCCAGCATGCGCTTCGCTTACCGGATGAGCCGTTTTTATCCGTTTATCGCGAAAGTGACATTGTGCCGATGCCACCGGCAAAAAGCATTTTGCAGAAGAAGGTCACCCCTGCGGTCATGGCTGCGCAATTAAAGCATGCAACAAATCAGGAAGTGGCCTTTGACCAGCCACAGGTTTTGGCTCTGCATGCGGATCCTGAATCCCCTGAATCCTTCATGTTGCGCCCAAAACACCGCAGGTGGGTGAATGAGGAGTATACCCGGTGGGTTAAAACCCAGCCCTGTGAAGGTTGCCGGCGGCCAGCGGATGATCCACACCATGTCATTGGTCACGGCATGGGCGGTACCGCCACTAAAGCCCACGATTTGTTCGTGATCCCTCTGTGCAGAGAGTGTCACGACAAATTACATGCTGATGTTGCAGCGTTCGCGAAAAAACACGGTACCCAGCTGGAGCTGCTATTCCGGTTTATGAATCGAGCGCTGGCGATCGGCGTAATAACAAAAGCGTAATTGTATGGAGCGCTGAGCATGAATTTACAAGAACTGGAATATACGCGGATTGAACTGCGCCGCGCGCTGGCGGATTTATCAGGATCGACAAAAGGACAGCTGCAGGCGTTCAGTGAGCATCCACCAGCAGATAAAAATAAGTATCCCCGGCACCATCCAGAAATCGTCATGGAGGGTGGGGAAGGTTGTGGATCGAGGGTTGTAAAAACTCTGGCCACTCCGCTTTATGTTATGGAGACAAGAAGCCGTCGACGCCCATTGCCCCCTATGAAGGATGCCGAGTTTGCGAGTTCTGCGTGGCGCCGCTCGGTAAATGGACTTGGAGAGCATCTGCAGGCGTGGGTCCGGTACTGCTATGGATATGATCTGTCTTTCCAGTACCAGACATTAATGTGCCAGTACGTTTGGGCACAGTTTCAGCATCAGCAGGGAAGTAAGAAGCTCCAGGACAGGGTCACAAAAAAATTAGTGGGGCTGGTCTGGCTCGCGGCCCAGGAAGTTGCGGCATCACGCAATAACGATACGTGCCAGGAGTATGCGGGGGCGGCACTGGCCCGCATGGTTAGCGTGGAGCGTTCAACCTGGCTCAGGGTATACGCTGTTCACTGGGCTGCATTTAAAGCAGCTTTCGTGGAAATGGACATGCTGGCGTTATGCGAAAGCCTCGCGCGTTACGAAGAGTATGAAGAAGCGAAAGTGGTGGAAATGTGAAGTAAATTTCACTAACTCCTTCAATCAGGCTTGCAAAATGCAACAAAATAAGTCATATTTGAAGCTAATTTGATATGTTGCCAAATCTTTACCCAGCCTCGCTCTTGCGGGGTTTTTTGATATGATGTATTTCTTTTTTTGGGAATTCATCATGGATATACTGAATCTTTTGGAGGTTTTGAAACCTGCCAGTAATCTTGTTACGGTAAAAATAGAGAATAGTTCCACTTCTTGGGATTCGTTGAGCAAAATTTTAATAGCAATTTTACCTGCATTTATCTCTTTTGTTGCCTTATTGTTTTCTTATTTTCAATTCAAGGCTAATATGCGCAAGCAAAGTGAGCAATATGCTTTAGGCATTGAACAGCAGCTATTGACCTTAAAGCTTAATACTCGTCTTGCAACTGAGATTGAACTTAAAAAAGATGTGTGTAAAGAAGTAAGAACGGCATTTGTCGGTTTTATGAAATATCATGCTGAGTTATATCAAAATAAAGTCAGATATTCTAAACTCATTAAGAGTAATAATGGCAAAAGCACCGATGAAAGTCGCGACTTGCACAATGTTATTATTGCTAGAACGCAATCAATGATAGAAAGTAAAATGCTTCTTGACTCATATTTCGACTTGGATGATCCAGAAGATAAAGAATTTTATGATCATATTAATGATGCTACAAGCATTGCTCTTAAAGGGGGCGATGGTTCTGGGTATGACTTAGGATATTCACAAGGTAAATGTAGTCGACTATGTTTCAAATATATTGAAAGAAGACGGAAAGAAATAACAGGCCTAGTACATACTATTGGGAACTGATCTCTCGCTCCAAAAAGGAGTCCCTTTTGTGGAAATGGGCGGCTGGTGGGTGTTGTAGCACTCTGCCAGCCATCAGCTCATGCTTTCAGGTCACAAGCTAACCAAGGCCCACTGCTTTAGCGCAAAAGCATAGTGAGCCTACCAGAGTTACGCTTACGGATCTATGAAAAATACTGTAAATATAAACAGTGTTGAGCTTGTCAACGCTGACTGCCTGCAATACCTCGCAACCCTCCCAGATAACACCATTGACCTTATTGTTACGGATCCGCCTTACTTTAAGGTGAAGCCGAACGGCTGGGATAATCAGTGGAACGGTGACGCCGACTATCTTCGCTGGCTTGATATGTGTCTTGCCCAGTTCTGGCGAGTGCTTAAGCCTGCCGGCAGCCTGTATTTGTTTTCAGGTCACCGACTTGCATCCGATATTGAGATCATGATGCGTGAACGCTTCAACGTCATGAACCACATTATCTGGGCGAAGCCATCAGGGCGCTGGAACGGGTGTAATAAAGAAAGCCTGCGCTCTTACTTCCCCGCGACGGAACGGATTCTTTTCGCTGAGCATTATCAGGGGCCCTATAAGCCGAAAAGTGACGGGTTTGCTGAGAAAAGCAACGAGGTCAAACAGCACGTCATGGCTCCGTTAATCACCTACTTTAGGGATGCTCGAGCCGAACTGGGGGTCACGTCCAGGCAAATAGCTGACGCCACCGGAAAGAAAAATATGGCGTCTCACTGGTTCGGTGCCAGTCAGTGGCAACTACCGAACGAGCAGGATTACGAAAAGCTGCAGGAATTGTTCACTCAGATCGCCATTGAGAAGCACCGCGCCTCTGAACTCAAAGCACCGCATCACCAGTTGGTGGCCACATGGCATTCGTTGAACCGGAAATACCTTGATCTGCTGGAGAAGTACAAATCTCTTCAGCGGCATTTCTCTGTGACAGTAGCCGTGCCCTATACAGACGTCTGGACACATAAACCCGTCCAGTTCTATCCAGGCAAACACCCGTGCGAAAAACCCGCTGATATGTTGCGGCAAATCATCAACGCCAGCAGCAGGCCCGGCGATGTGGTAGCTGATTTCTTTATGGGCTCGGGATCAACTGTTAAAGCAGCCATTGAACTGGGCCGCCAGGCTATCGGCGTAGAACTGGAAGAGGAACGTTTCAACCAGACGGTAAGTGAGGTAAGGCAGCTGGCAGGGGAATAAAAGCTTGGGTCGCTATCGCGGCCCTTTTTATTACCTCAACTGGACACCCGCAACGTAGCGAGGTGAGAGCATGTATCGAATGGAAAAAATCACGACGGGTATTGCATACGGCGCATCGGGAGGGGGGACCGGATACTGGTTGCTTCAGCTCCTCGATAAAGTCTCCCCATCTCAATGGGCGGCCATTGGTGTGCTCGGTAGCCTCATGTTTGGTTTGCTGACGTGGTTAACGAGTCTGTACTTCCAAATTAAAGCGGATCGCCGCAAAGCTGCGCGGGGTGAATGATGTCGAACAAAGCAAATCTCAGCGTAGCAGTGCTGGCGTTAATCGCGTCGGGTGCATCTGCTCCACTCATTTTCGACCAATTCATCAGCGAGAAAGAAGGCAATGCGCTGGTGGCCGTTGTTGACCCGGGTGGGGTCTGGTCTTTATGTCACGGCGTGACCGTTATCGATGGCAGGCGTGTTGTTAAAGGCATGACGACCACTGAGGAACAATGCAGGAAGGTTAACGCTATTGAACGCGATAAGGCATTAGCCTGGGTTGATAGCAATATCAAAGTGCCTCTGACAGAGCCGCAGAAGGTGGGTATCGCATCCTTCTGCCCGTATAACATCGGGCCTGGTAAATGCTTTCCTTCGACGTTCTATAAGCGCATCAATGCTGGTGACCGGAAAGGGGCCTGTGAAGCTATTCGCTGGTGGATTAAAGACGGTGGCCGTGATTGCCGACTAACCAAAGGCCAGAAGAATGGCTGCTATGGGCAGGTCGAGCGGCGCGATCAAGAAAGTGCGTTGACGTGCTGGGGGGGGGACCAATGAAAATTAATCCAAGTCTCATCTGTGTTGTCGTTATTGCTGTCCTTTCGGTCGCCCTCGTTAAGAGTTGCTCTGACGCCAGTAACCTTCAGAGCGATAACGACGTTCTGCGAAGTGACAACTCTTTGCAGGGGCAGGTGATCGCCACCCAAGCATTCAACTTCAATCGGTTCAATCAGGTTGCAGAACATGCCAATAAGCTTAACTCCCTGATCGACACCAGCACCGAAGAAACCGTCATCGAATACCGGGAGATTCTCCGCCGTGAAAAAACCTGTGATCTGCCTGTTCCTGCTGACATTGCTGGTGGGCTGCTCGAATACGCGCACCGTTTACGTTCCAGCGCAATGCACCCCGATACCGACAGACCTGACGCAGCCGATGATAGTACCGCTGCCGCCGGCTCAATAACGTACTGCCAGGCTGTGCTCTGGATTAAGCCGCTGTTGGCCGTAATTGAAAAGGGCAACAACAACCTAGCTGGTATAAGGCAGATAGAGCTGGAAAGGAAAAACTAGGGATGGCTCGTCCTTGAGCACACGGGTATTTCTGAACGACGGCTTTACCTGACATAGCAAAGCACCTTTAAATTCTAGAAAAGACTCAATATTTAACAAGCGAAGCGCGGCAATGATAAAAAAATGCCCTCACATGGAGGGCTACCAGAGTCTCAGTTTCACTTGCTCTTTTTATCGATGTTTCCCTGGAGTTGGCATTCTCCACATCAGAGTCTTGAATAGCGTGGCACTTAACAAGAAATCAACAAGCGTAAGCGGAAGCTATTGAGAACTTTCTTAGGTCCAGCATGATATTTACGTAACCACGTAAAGCTGCCTGTTAGCAATGCTGGTGGGTGGCTCGAATACGCGCACCGTTTGCGTTCCAGTACAATGCACCCCGATTTCGCCAGAACTTACCCAACCAATGGTAGTGCCGCTTCCACTATCAAAATGACTTATTGTCAGGCCGTTCTGTGGATTAGGCCATTGCTCACTGTTATTGAAAAGGGTAACAACAAATTTTGCGGGTTTACGACTCATTGAGAGTCAGTGCCATTCTATAAGGTTCGAGTTAGCTTTTAGGCAATATTTTTCCAGTAAAATCCATTCGAGCTCGATGTGCCCGAAAGCTTTTGATGATGAATTGTTTTTATCGTAACGATAAGTGCTGATTTCTACTTGAAATCGATAGGCTCAATTTTAGCTTCTAACGCATTTTGAGGGCATCAAACCAAAGAGGTGTGTAGGTACACGTATAAATCGACTTGCTCTAAGGCGTTCTGAGCCGTTTTAAGAGGGTGCTTTTTTTAGTCAAAAGTTGAACGGTTACCTTTTAGGTAATAAACTTCAGGCAAGTTACCAATGAGGTAACTGCATTGGAGATTAGAGATGAGAACCTTACGTTGCATGGCCTATCAGCAGAACGGAGTGTTCGTCGCCGCCTGCCTCGATTTGTCTTTGGCAGCTCAGGCGGACACCATGCAGGAAGCAATGGATAAACTGGATGCACAAATCCATGATTTTCTTGAGGAAGCATATTCCGAACCACAATATACGGCTCAAATGTTAAGCCGTAAGGCACCTTTATCTATGTGGTTTAAGTATTGGGTTATCGCATTCCGTATTTTCTTTGGGAAAAAACAAGGGCAGAGCAAGCTCTTTAGTGAGCCTTGTGAGGCGACAGCATGAGACTAGCATATGTTCGGTAGGAAACTTTCTCCTCTGAAGTATGCTGAGGTTATTGCTGCCTTACAATCTCTGGGCTTTGTAATGAAACCCAAAACTGGCACTGCCCATGAACAATGGATCAGAAAAACAGAAACTACGAAACATGTAGTAACTGTTGATAAGCATCTTGCCCCGTTTTCTAGAGATTTGATTAAATCCATGGCTAGACAGGCGGGTCTTGATCCTAGGAAGTTTCATGCCCTCTGCAAGGGTCATTGTACCCTTGAAGACTTAGGTTTTGGCACTGCTGAATAAAAACCCACCTTTGGTGGGTTTTTTATGCATTTGTAGTTGTGAGAACGATTACTATCAAGTACGAGCCATGTAATTGATGTTTCCCGTCATGTTAGTTCCCTTCTGGTAAAAATGGCTTAAAGCATGTTCTGCAAGGAC